CATGGTATTGCATGATGATAATCGAGGATTGGTCAGAGAATTTTGGCAGATGTACTATCAGTATTATTCTTCAGATAGTTATTATGCAGGCAGCAATGCAACGCCAGGTATATTACCTGTGAATCCAGTAAACAGATATGAAAAACCTGCACCTGTTTCGCAACAACAATTAAATGCAAGAGCAACACCGAATGGTTCATATGTTGATACAACTGATCCTGCACGTTATGGTCTAGACACAACTATGAAAGAACAGTTGATAAGATCTATAGAAATATATCAGTTAAGTAGAAAAGATTTCTTTTTACATACATTGATTAATCCAAAAATTAGATCTTGGAACATGGATACTTTAGCTTCTGACAGTAAAAATTTACTAACTCATAATGTCACTTTTGAATATGAAGGAGTTTATTTTGGCTCTGGTAAAGTTACTAGATTTAACCCTGATGGATGGACTGATCTACATTATGATTTAGACCCTAGCCCAATAGGCGGGATTTTTGGTAAGACACAAAATGGATTGTATGGTCCTGGTGGATTAATACAAGACGGAACAACATTGTATGCTGATATCACAGATGCTCAACAAAACCAAAATCTAGATCAAAGACAAGCGTTAGCTCTTTTATTTAGAAGTGCGAGGCTTATTAGTAATGCTAGTAATCTTGATGTTGATTTAGCTAGAAAACAAGTAGAAGAAACTTTCATAAATAGCGTTACCATAACAAACCAAAGCAGCACTAGTAATGGCGCTGTACAAGGGTTAAATGTTAATAGACCTAATGATGGTTCAAATAATACTGAAGCAGTTAGTAGACAAGTATCGCCTGAATTTAATCCTAATAACTCTGCGATCAATACAAATACTGCAGGTACTCCTGATGGGTCTAACACAGTTCCTGTTTCTAGAGCTTAAGGAAATTTAAATGGCAACAAATTATTCTAACTTACCAAGTAAATCTAATACTTCAAGTGAATCAAAAGTTATACAATACTTTGATAATTATTATACTAAACCTACAGAATTAGATGTTGGCAATATTGACGTTATGCGAGGGTTTTTTGAGCAAAGAGGATTCCAATCTGAAAGTGCAAAAAATATTACCTACTTAATTTTAAAAACAGCCAAGCAAAGTAATTATACATCCCAAGAGATTTTAGAAGCATTGTCATCATATAATGATCAACAGTTAAATGATTTTTTATTAAGCATTTTGAATTTTAATAGAGCCAAAACAAGTACACTAGGATCTATTAAAAAAGTTGAAACTACCGAAATCATAATGAGAAATATTGTAGCATGAGTTTAGCAAAATTTTCTAAAGGTAGATTTCTTCTAAAAAATCCTGACAAATATGTAGGGAATCATGAACCTTTATATAGAAGCAGTTGGGAATGGCATTTCATGCAAATGTGTGACAGTCATCCCAATATAACTAACTGGGCCAGCGAAGGAGTAAAGATACCTTATTTAGATCCCACTACTGGTAGACAAACTGTATATGTTCCAGATTTTCTAATACAATATGAAGATAGACACGGAAAGAAAAGAACAGAACTAGTAGAGATAAAACCTTCTAATCAAATGTTAAAAGAGAGGGTAGGCAAAAATCCATACAATCAGATGCAGTATGTGAAAAATCAAGCCAAATGGGCTGCTGCTGGAGCATGGTGTAAACAGAACGGTATCGTATTTAGGATAATTAATGAAAACGACATTTTTCATAATGGAAAGAAAAGATGACTAAAAAATTAGAAGAACTATTAGATCTTCCTCCAAAAAATGAATCTATGATATCCCAGGAGATTATAGATCCAAAGACTATTGAGAAGGAATCAGAAGAGCGTATCAGAACTATTGAAGAATTTGATAAAATATCAGCAGCTCTTCCTCAAGTAAAAGGATTGGGCGACCTCAGTGACTCTGAATTAGACACTCTGGCTCAAAAAGCTACAGATGCATATGATGATCTTATGGATTTGGGCATGAATGTTGAAGCTAGATATGGTGCTAGGATATTTGAAGTAGCGCAGTCTGCATTGAAAAATGCTATAGATGCTAAATCTGCTAAGATAGATAAAAAGCTAAAGATGATAGAATTGCAGCTGAAAAAGCAGAAATTAGATCAAGATAGAGATGATGTGGATGACGGTAGTGTAGTTGAAGGCCGGGCCTTTATTGTTTCTGACCGTAATAGCCTGCTACAAAAGTTAAAAAACATTGATAAATAAATCAAAGGATCCAAAAATGAAAACTTTTAAAGAATATATTACAGAATCTTTTGATAAAAAGAAATATCTGTTCAAAGTCAAGATCGCTGGCGATATTTCTGAAGATCAACAGACTATATTAAAAACTGCCTTAGAAAAATATAAGGTAGAAAACTTCGCTAAAAACAGTACTACCCCAATTCAATCTCTGCCATTGGATTTTCCTAAACTAAGAAACACTAGTGTTAATATCTATGATGTTACTTTGGCGTACCCAGTGACACAATATGAATTACATGAATATATCTGCAACAATATTAAATTAGGTGCTGACCATGTTGTAGTAAGAAATCCTTTTGAACCAACAGAAGAATATCAAAATGTCGATAAAGACAGCGATAAAAAAACTGCACTATTGAGTGACTCTGAATATAAAGAAGCATCTAAAGTAAAAGTTGAGGATTACTTTGGCGACAAGTTCAATGAAAATCTTCTTAAAGACTTAGCTAAGGCTTCTAAAGAAAGAGCCAAAGAACAAGGTTTAAAAATTCCTAAAGGCAAGTAATTATGGATTTAAAGGCTATATCTGCTAAGTTGGCGGAACTGGAAAAGCTGTCAAAGCAATCACAAACGTCAACTGCTGCACCTACTAATAAGGTTCCAGGGCAACAGCCTTCAATGACTCCTACGTCTAATAGTCCAAGTACAGTTACTACTCCTAATAATACAGATCAAGAAACAAAACAATTGGCTGTTGATTTACAAAAGCAATTAGATACTTTAAAAAATCAACAAGTATCAGCGTCTCCGCAGACTATGCAGGCACGGTCAGGAACTTCAATGATTCCGCCTCAGGAAAAAGATGAGCCAATAAACAAGGATACGCAAGGTCCTAAAACTGATCTACAGCAAAATAAAAAACCAGGTGAGCCTGTAGTAGAAAAAAAAGTTACCAGACAAGAATATATTGATGATAGGAAAAAAGCTGTTGCCCTGGAACCATCATTATATTTTAATCTTAGACCAGATACTCAAGAAGAAATATATAATTCTTTACCTGCTTCGGCACAAAAAGTTGTCAGATTGCAGAACAAGTATAGAAAAGCAGTTGCAAGTACTGATACTAAAGAAGGCGACTTACAAAAAATAAGTAAGGCGTTAGACAGTGCTAGAACCGAACATAAAAAAACTTTAGATGCACCTGCTGCATCTGATGCAAACACTCAACCAAATGCATCTGCTGCATCTAATGCAAACACTCAACCAAATGCATCTGCTGCATCTAATGCAAACACTCAACCAAATGCATCTGCTGCATCTAATGCAAACACTCAACCAAATCCACCTGCTGCAAATACTTCATCTAGACAACTACCAAAAGACGGTGTAGTAGGAACTGCTTTACAAAAATACGGAGTATCAAAAGCTGATAGAAGAAATCCAGAATTTGTTACTAGAGTATTAGGGCCAGGTTATGAAGCAGGCAGCGCAAAGGCAAATTTAGCGTTGTTATCAAAAGCTAAAAAAGGTGAAATTAATACTTCTACAAGTTCCTCATCGAGTAGTGTATCAAGTGGTACTGGTTCAGATACAGGAGAACCAGACGAGACAGATGCCCAACGTCAAGCTCGTCTAGAACGAGAGAGACTTGATCAAATAGAGCAAGATAAAAAATATGGGATCCAACGTTCTGATGACGCTACGAGAAGAGCTGAGGCTGAAACTGCTGCTGCTCGGGAAAGAGAAATAGATGCGGAAGTTGCTGCATTTTTAGCCGCCCATCCAGGTGTCACTTACGACAAGAACAATAGCACATTCAAAGATGCTAATGGTAATCCTTTAGGAAGTTATAATACAGCTATTAATCCTGATACTAATAAAATTTACGGAATTGATATTTCAGGTAGAAAAGATTTTGTCACTACTCATCCAAATGTTTATAGAGGCAAGGAACAACCAGCTACACGAAGTGATTCTACTGCTAGTAATGGTAATGGCGGTTCACAGGTTGCTACCCAGACTTCAAATAATTCATCTAACTCACAATCATCGGCACCAGCTACACAAAGTGATTCTACTGCTAGTAATGGTAATGGCAGTTCACAGGTTGCTAGCCAGACTGCAAATGATTCATCTAACCCACAACAGGAACCAGCTAAAAATGATTATTCAAAACTTAGTTTTGACGATTTGAGACATTTGTCGCAAACTGATCCTGACGCAAGAGAAGAAGTTGGAAAAAGAATGGCTTCTGGAAAACTACAAGAAGAATTGGCTCTAAGATTAGATTTGTTAGTAAATGAAATTTTAGAAAATTCTGCTACTGCAACTATAGATAATAGAGCTAATAAACAAGCACCTAAAACTACTATCGGTTCTGATATAATAGACAAAGTTTCTAAAGCTATTCCAGAGCCAGTAAAAAGTGCATCTAAAAAAGTAGTTAACAATCCAGTATCTCGTACTGCTTTAAAATTTGGTGGACCAGCCGCAGGGGTATACAGTGCATTTAATTCTATAAATGATTTTGAAGATGCCGATATCGCAGCAGCCAAAGGAGACAAAGTCGGAAAATGGATTAAAAATGCCAAAGGTGTTACTAATCTAGGACTGGGAGTTTCTGGAGCTGCTACACTAATACCTGCAACTTGGCCTGTTTCTATTCCAGCTGACATTGCTCTAGCCATAGCCAGCGGAAGTCTTGAAGCAGCTGATTGGGTCAATGACCAAATGAATAAGCCAAGAAGTAAAAAAGACATAGAACGCCAAATGTCAAATGTTGATGCCTTGGGCAATTTCACTGGCGATTATGGTATGATGCCTGAAACACATGACAAGATAAGAGAAGATTTGAATCAAATACTCATGTTATCAAAGTATAAATTAGGACAATAATTATGAAATTATATGAATTAGAAGAAGGTTTGAAAGATTGGTTTAAACTAGGAAAATCTTCTGACGCCGCGGCTGACACGCAGAGAGTCATAAATCCTGAAACAGGTACTCCCAGCATATTTTCTCCAGAAAGATCTACACTGCAAAAATGGAGAGACCTTTTTACTGGAAAAAAAGACGATACATTATCTGATCTAGCAAATCAAAGACAAAGAAGAGATCCATACGTTGATGATGCAGACTTTTTTGACCCACCAACTACTTCAAATCGTGTGCCGCCTACAACTACTCAACAACAGAAGCCTGCGTTATTACAGCCTAAGTCAGATGCAACTGCGCCAGGAAATAAAAAGTCAAGTAGCAATAAAAAATCAGACGGTGGAAAATCATCAAGCAACAAGAAATCAGACGGTGGAAAATCATCAAGCAACAAGAAATCAACGAAAAAAGGTACAGATACTGATAATACTGATACTAATAATCCAGTATTGCCAGCAACACCAGCAGCGGCAGCAGCAGACAATACAGCATCTAGCACCGCGTCGGCTGCAGATAACACAGTAATTCCATCAACAGCGGCAGCAGCAGACAATACAGCATCTAGCACTGCATCGGCTGCAGATAACACAGTAATTCCATCAACAGCGGCTGCGGATAACACAGCATCTAGCACCGCGTCGGCTGCAACTGATACACAAAAACCTGGAATACTAGACAAGGCTGGTGATGTTGCAGACGCATGGAGACGTATGAGATATGGAACAACAGATCCTGAAGTTATTGCAAGAATTAGACAAATGGACAGAAGTCCAGCAGCAGCTCCTGGTGCAGCAAATACAGCAAATACAACAGCAGATGCTGGAACAACAGCCGCTGCAACTGATGCGCCGCCACCAGGAACATTGAGCAAAGTATTTAAAACTGCTAAGGATAATAAAATTACTACTGGAGCATTAGGTTATGGTGCATATGATTATCTAACTGGGGATGATCCTTGGGATGTTAAAGGATTTTTGTCAAGATCTAAAGATAGACTTGGTGATCTTTGGAGTGCTAAAAAAGATTCTACAACGCCAAATGCAAACACTCAACAAAATGCACCTGCTGCACCTGCTGCATCTGATGCAAACACTCAACAAAATGCACCAGCAGCAGATGGAGAGTATGTATTACCTGATGAGCCATTAGGTGGCGATGACAAAAAAGAAGATTTCATTAGAGAAATTTCTGAAATTATGAAACTAACAGGTCAGCGTTCAATAACACAACGAGATAATATTGCAGGCATAATTAAAGCAAAAGAAATAAAAACATTAACTGAATCTACAGATTTGTCCGAATGCGGAGGAACAATAATGAATACAAATCAACCATCTTCTCTAAATATTTCTGCTTCGGCAGGCAGTGGAGAAGAAGTAGCAAGTATGCTACAAAGTATAATGACACTAGCAGGGGTAAGACCTGTTAGTTCTGATATGATGCCAAATGAAAGAGATCCAATGGTCATGAAATCTGATCCTGTACTAACAGCACAAATATCATCACCGGACAGTTGCAATCATACCCCCGAAGGTATGGAATGTCCTTTACATGGCATGTCAGAATGTTCCATGGAAGAAACATATGATAACAGCCCAGAAGTCACTGAACAACCATATGATCCAGATAGCATGGCACACGTTATCAACAAGGTTTCAGCAGCCGATATGGCAACAACTCCATATCAAAGTGCCAGCAATCCTTTAGTTAAAGAGCAGGGCTTGAAGGAACAGAGCGATGTCTACAAAGGATTATTCAAAGCCTATGAGGCCTTTAAAAATCAATAATAAATATTTTTAAGGTTGAAGGAGATCGAGACCTGCATTATGCAGGTCTCTGTATTTTATGGGAAAAAGTCTAGAAGGCGTATTAGTTAAAAAAGCACACGTTAGGCAGCGGTGGTCTGAAGAAGAAATCAGTCATCTTGCCAAATGTAGTGATCCTGTGACTGGTCCGGAATATTTTATACGAAATTTCTTTTACATACAACATCCTACACGCGGGCAAATGTTGTTTGAACCTTTTGAATTTCAAACTAGATTATTGTATAGCTATCATCATTACAGATTTAATGTAAACATGATGCCTAGACAAACAGGCAAAACTACCACAGCAGCTGGATATTTGTTATGGTATGCCATGTTTATTCCTGACAGCACTATATTAATCGCTGCACACAAATATACTGGTGCTCAAGAAATTATGCAGCGTATTCGATACGCTTATGAATTATGTCCTGATTTTTTACGTGCAGGTGTTACATCATATAACAAAGGTAGTGTAGAATTTGATAATGGTAGTCGAATAGTAAGTGCTACTACTACAGGTAATACAGGTCGTGGTATGAGTATTTCATTACTATACTGTGATGAGTTCGCATTTGTGCCGCCAAACATCGCCACTGAATTCTGGACTTCTATCTCTCCTACTTTGGCCACAGGTGGTAAAGCTATTATCACATCAACACCAAACAGTGATGAAGATCAATTTGCTATCATATGGACTGAAGCAAATAAACAATTTGATGAGTATGGTAATGAAAATGATGTAGGCATCAACGGATTCCATCCTTTTAAGGCACATTGGAGTGAACACCCAGAAAGGGATGAAGAGTGGGCCAATCAAGAAAGAAGCAGGATTGGTGAAGAAAGATTCCGTAGAGAACATGAGTGCGAGTTCATTATATTTGATGAAACACTTATCAACAGTATAACACTCAGTGAAATGAAGGGTGTTGAACCAATAATGAAAATGGGTCAAACTAGATGGTATGATAGAATCAAAAAAGATAAGACTTATTTGATTAGTTTAGATCCTAGTCTAGGCACAGGCGGAGATTATGCTGCTATTGAAGTTTTTGAATTACCTGGCATGGCGCAGGTAGCAGAATGGCAACATAATAATACTCCAGTACAACAACAGGTTCGTATTCTCAAAGAAATTTGCAAGTATATCAGTGAACAAGCAGAGCAAGTTGCAGGGTCGCCCAAAATATACTACAGCGTAGAAAATAATACCCTAGGCGAAGCTGCATTAGTGGCTATAAATGAGTTAGGCGAAGAAAACATACAAGGGTTATTTTTAAGTGAACCTATACGTAAAGGACATGTACGCAAGTTCCGTAAAGGGTTCAATACCACACATAATTCCAAAATAGCAGCCTGCTCAAAACTAAAACAATTAATAGAAACTAATACCATCAAAATAAACAGTAAAGTTCTAATATCGCAACTCAAAGCATTTATTGCCCGGGGAACTACTTTTGCAGCCAAAAGTGGGGAATCAGATGACCTAGTAATGAGTTTGCTATTGTCCGTTAGAATGTTGGGTGTTCTAAGCGATTGGGATCCTTCTGTGTACGATTTACTTAGACACGGGGAAGAAATCGTTATGCCCATGCCCATATTGATGAGTTAAAAAGCATAAATATTAACATGATTAATCAAGACATCATTGCACAAGACCTTTTCTATAAAATCCGTAGCAGATTTCCCAAAATGGAGATGGGCGACGAAACTGGGCAACCTACATTTGAAGCTACCAAAGGCAGATTCTTTGACTTCGATGCAGTGTTTGAAACTGTAAACTTAGGTACAGTTAGCATCAGTATAAATGAGCCAGGTAGCTTAAAATTATATTTTAGTAGAAATATATTAGAAAACGTCGACGATCTTACTTCTAGGACATGGTTTAAATTTCTCAGAGAGATGAGAAAATTTGCTATGAAAAGATTAATGAGTTTTGATACTAGAGATATCACAAAAACAAATTTAGATAAAAGAGATTATACATATCTTGCTAATAAGGAATCAGTCATGAATGAATCATCAATTAGAGGTACCAGCAGAACTAGTTATATGCCACTAGAAGGCTTGGAAAGAACACGGTTAATTATAAGGCACAAGAAAAAGGTTGATGAGAATATTCCAGGAGCGAGAAGTAGAAATATTGAAAGTCTCTTTATTGAAAACGCATCAGGCGAGAGATTCAAATATCCTTTCCAACATTTGTCAGGCGCAAAAGCTATGCAGCGTCATGTGGCTAACGGCGGAGTACCACACGACCCCGTAGGTCAAGAAATCATTCAACTCAGCGAGCAAATAGCTCAGTTATCATCCTTCAAACAATATGTTTATAAAGAAGACCTGATGAATAGTGAAACTAACCACATAGTGGATCGAGCAAATGTAAAGTTACAGAATATAAAAGAGCTAATGCATAGATTACAAAAACAACATCATTATGAATCTTTTAAACAAAAAATTGAATTAGGTTCCTCAGATAACGAACCATTAATAGATGAAGTTACTATCAAAGAATACAGAGATAAATTTACCGTAAAGAATTTTAAAGAAGATATTGCAAGTGTATTTCCTTTACTTTATTCCATTATGCAAGAAGAAGGAGTCGATTTAGAAACTGTTAGTTCGGAAGGGCTTGACACATCTAAAATAGAAGAACATGGCGATGCTAAAATTGGTCCAGAAGAAATGTTTGAAAATTGGGCCGACACGTTAATTGAAACCAAATTAACTCCAGAAAAACTTGATAGCCTAAAAGAATTAGTTAGCGAGCATTTTCCTTTAGGTAACAATGGTGAAAATACTGTGGGTGCTTTAGAGGAAATTGGTTTAAAACTTCCTGAGAATTTTAAAAAGGAACTTGCTGAACTTGCAGAAACTGCAGGGCCCGATACAGATTCTAAAGACATAGTAATTGAATATTTGAGCCAATATGAGCCAGAAGTTCATGGAGCATTGGGATTAGAACAAGATGTCCAAGAAGGCACAGAACAAGGAATTGTTATCAACGGAAAAGAAGTTGATCTAAGCAGCTTAGAAGTTGATGGAATTGATACTAGAGACTCACCTGACTTCAGTGACTCATATTTTAGTGCAGGTAGTTTTACAGATGGAACTGAAATGAATGATAGTGAGTTAGAACAGCTAAGAGATGAACATGGTGATTTATTACACGAATTAGTTTGGGATAGTCTACACGAAACGCAAGGAATAGCGGAAAACGAAGTCCCCCATCCAAAAGAATTAGAGATGGACGCTAAAGTCCGTTCAATGCAAATACAACAACGTGCTGACGCTGCAGAAAAAAGATTAGCAGACCGCCAAGCAGAACCAAAAACTTTTGTTCAAAAAATTGCAAGAGACATTGGCGATCCATTGAAACAGCTGGCAAGAGGTGATGTAAAGGCTTCATTATTTGATCCTCCGGCCTCATTGACAAATAAAGTTGGCAGCGGAAGTGCTACCGGTAGAATGACTGGTGGTGGCGGCATGGGCGGTGGTGGTGGCATGGGCGGTGGCGGCTTTAAGAGACCAGGCGATGATAGATTTAATCAATTAAAGTTGGAAGGAAATGAAGACCAAACCCCAGAAGAAAAACAAATGGCTAGAGATTTTATTATGGCAGTAGCCACTAAAATTAAATCAGGCGAAATTGATCCTTCAGAAGTCGAACAAGAATTTTTTAATACATTGCCATTTTTCGGAGTCAACGATGATCAGGCAATGGCTGCATGGGATAGGATTACACAGTCTCCAGAACCTAAAGAGAAAAAACCAGCAATGAGCGACAAGGATATTGATGCTGAATTGAAAGGGGTTTCTTCAAATGATGAAGAAGATGACGCTTCATTCCTTGCTAACTTAAGGAATAAAGCCAAGTCTGGCGGTATTAAACAAGATACCAGTGGTTTTGGTACAGGGTTAGATGAAGTTAATGACGAAGATAATAACAAATCTAAAACTAAAGAGATCGCAGAATTTATTATGAGTTTTTTCAATGCAGAGGAAGGCAATTTCCCATTAGGTGAAAAAGCAGTGGCACTAAAGGTAGGAAAAGAGTTTGGCGATAGATATGAAAAAGTTGCCGAAATGCTCTGCAGAAGTATGAATGAACAAAGAGTGGAAAGAGATGCTTTTGAAGAATTAAAAGTATTAAGCGGAATGAAAAAACCAGCTGAGGGAAATTACTTTGGTAATCAAGTAAGACTTGCCAAAGAGAAAGGTTTGAAAAACGCTGACCTAGACGGCGACGGCGACATGGAACCAGTAACTGGTGAAGATTTATCTTCTGTAGATGAAGGTAATTCCGAATTTGCTAGAATAAAAAAATTAGCAGGTATGAAATAAGTCTATCAAAATACTTGACAGACTAAATAAAAACGCATACTATTATGTATGCGTTTTTTGTTTGTGTAGTTGCACAGACAAACTAAGGCAAAACAAAGGCACATATAAGGAGAAAAAATTATGGCAACTTTGGCTGAAATTAGAGCAAAACTTCAAGAACAAAACAACCGCCAATCGGGCGGATCATCAGGCGGTGGCGATAATGCCATCTATCCACACTGGAACATGGACGAAGGTAAAGAAGCAATTGTCCGTTTTCTTCCAGACAACGATCCTAGTAACACATTCTTTTGGGCAGAACGTGCCATGATCAAATTGCCATTCGCTGGCATTAAAGGTCAAACAGATTCACGTCCTGTAACTGTACAAGTTCCTTGTATGGAAATGTGGGGAGAAACATGTCCAATTCTATCCGAGGTACGTCCTTGGTTTAAAGATAAAAGTTTAGAAGACATGGGTCGTAAGTATTGGAAAAAGAAATCATATGTTTTCCAAGGATTTGTTCAAGATCCTAATCCAATCGCTGAAGAAAAAACTCCTGCGAATCCTATTCGTAGATTTATTATTGGTCCACAAATTTTCAATATCATCAAAGGTGCTTTGATGGATAATGAGATTGAAGAACTTCCAACCGATTATGTTCGTGGTTTGGACTTTAAAATTATCAAAACAACTAAAGGTGGTTATGCAGACTACAGTACCAGTAAATGGGGCCGTAGAGAACGTGCATTAACTGATTTTGAACAATCCGCCATTAAAGAACATGGCTTGTTCAATCTTAAGGACTTCCTACCTAAGAAGCCAACTGATGTTGAACTAAAAGTTATCAAACAGATGTTTGAAGCATCTGTAGATGGCGAAGCGTTTGATATGGATAAGTGGGGACAATATTTCAAACCTGCTGGAGTTACTGGTAGTACATCATCTTCAAACAATGATATTGAAGTTGATACTACTGTAGAAGTTGTTACCCCTAAGGTAATTTCAAATAAGGAATCCACTGTAGAAGATACTTCTGAAAAAACAGAAAATAAATCTTCTAGTAGTGAACGTGCTCAAGATATCCTTGCGGCTATTAGAGCTCGCCAACAAAACAAAGACAACTAATTTAGGAGGGTTTACGAATGGCTAAGGCATTTGATGTGTCTAAGTTTCGTAAAACCCTCACTAAGTCTATTGACGGGCTTGGTGTTGGTTTTAACGATCCTACAGACTGGATTAGTACCGGAAACTATGCATTAAACTATTTGATCAGTGGTGATTTTAAAAGAGGAGTCCCACTAGGAAAAGTTACGGTATTTGCGGGAGAAAGTGGAGCAGGTAAAAGTTTTATCTGTTCTGGCAACCTTGTGCGTCATGCACAAGAACAAGGCATTTATGTAGTTTTAATTGATACAGAAAATGCACTGGATGAAAAATGGTTACACGATTTAGGTGTTGATACTAATGAAGATAAACTTCTTAAACTTAACATAGCAATGATTGACGACGTTGCTAAGACTATTAACGAGTTCATGAAAGAATATAAAACAATGGAAGATCGTCCCAAAGTTTTATTTGTTGTAGATAGTCTTGGAATGTTATTGACACCTACAGATGTTAATCAATTTGAAGCAGGAGATCTTAAAGGTGATATGGGTAGAAAGCCTAAAGCTCTTACGGCGTTGGTTCGTAATTGTGTTAATATGTTTGGTAGTCATAATGTTGGACTAATAGCAACTAATCACACATATGCAAGTCAAGACATGTTTGATCCGGACGATAAGATCTCAGGTGGTCAAGGGTTTATCTATGCGTCAAGTATTGTTGTTGCTATGAAAAAGCTCAAACTTAAAGAAGATGACGATGGTAATAAAATTACAGAAGTGCGTGGAATACGTGCAGCTTGTAAGGTTATGAAAACTCGTTATGCTAAACCCTTTGAAAGTGTACAAGTTAAAATTCCTTATGAGACTGGTATGAACCCTTATAGTGGATTAGTTGATATGTTTGAATCTAAAGGACTATTAAAGAAAGACGGTAATTCACTTTCTTATATTACTCCTGATGGTGAAATAATCAAACAATTCAGAAAAGCATGGGAAAGAAACGAAAAGAACGGTTTAGATGTAATTATGGCTAACTATAATAATTCAGTTAACACACAGTACGTTGCTGATGAACAAACAGAGGAAGCATAACTATCATGGATGAACAACTCATTATCGAAACATGGGATTTGTTTAAAGAATATATCCCGACAAAAAATTTAGAAACTGCGGCAAATCATTTTGTTGATTTCTTAGTAGATCACGATGTTGACGAAGATGTTTTAAATGGTTTAATTGGTATGGATTCAACCCTCGATGACGCTATCAAATCGATGTTAAAGGAATTAGATGGCTATGAGGATGAAGAAGAAATTGACCTTGACGATGAGGAATATTGATGTGGTACA